TTAAGAGAAGTATGGCAACAAACAACAGAGAAAGACGCTTTAATAGGCGTCTCGATGACTGGGATAGGCTCGGGCACGGTGTTAGGATACGACATGAAGAAAGCCGCTCAATTAGTAAAAAGAGAAAACGCAAGAGTCGCGAAAGCGATTGGAATTAATTCTGCAGCTAGATGTACAACCGTAAAGCCTGCAGGGACGACATCTCTGGCACTAGGAACATCATCAGGTATTCATGCGTGGCATAATGATTATTATATCCGTAGGATCAGGGTTGGTAAAAACGAAAGTATATATAAATACTTATTAGAAAATCATCCACTGTTAGTTGAAGATGAATTTTTTAGACCTCATGACACTGCTGTAATTAGTATACCGCAGAAAGCTCCAGCTGGATCTATACTTAGAACTGAATCACCTTTTCAATTACTTGAGC